TGTTTTTTAATTCTATCCATACAATCTTTTAGATCCATAAATAAATAGAATTTCTTTTTATATTTTTTTGTCAATATCTCTGTGATTGATTTGTAGTCTTTAGCTTTCATATTTACCTTTCTATTAGTTTTGTTTTGGCTCAAAGCTTAAGATAACATTAGCCATAAAAGACCAATAATTTTCAATAACTTTAGCTTGTAGTTTTTCATTAGGGTTTTCATCTATTGAACCCATTTTTACAGCTAGATTTACAATATCATTATAATAATATTCAATATCTAAAGCCAAACCTTGCAACCATTCTGTCATTGCTTTTTGTTTTCCTATTCTTTTAATATTCCAATCAAATTCAGAATAAAACCTTTCAAAAATATATTTAATTTTTTCTTGATCTGTGTTTAATTCTTTTTCTTCACAGTCTAATTCAATACAATTAAGAATATATTTTTTATAATTCTTTTTGTATGCTGTGTGGTGTAGTTTAGTCATTTTTTTTACCTTTCATTAGTTGTTTTTATTATAGCTATAAATGTGGCAATATTTAGGCATTGTCAGGTAATGCTGCAAACATTGACATAAAACCACCGAATACAATTAAAATGCCAAGTATTCTGTGATCTGCTGAGTGTATAAAAGTAATAAAACCGATCATTACAATTATAAACCCCACTAGCAGCATTAATAATCTTGCGATTACTTCTGCGTAATTTACTTTATTATTGTTCATTTGTGTTTCCTTTCATTTGGTTAATTTTATCTTTTAACATATTTACTATTTCTTTTTTAGGATAGTCCATAAATCTATCAGTAAAGCTATTACTATCTTCATCATGTAAACAGCTTGCAATCATCATATTATTTAATTTTAATGTTAAAAAAATATCATAACCTTTATATCTAATTGATTTATATTCTCTTACAGTTGGATAAAACATTTGTGTTACCTTTCATTAGTTAATTAAAGTTAATAAATAAATGTGGCTATAATTAGGCAATAATGTTTCCATTTTTATCACACTTCCAACCCATAGATTCCTGTCTTTTAATTATATTAGACAATGAATCTTGATCATATTGCTTTATTACTTCATCATAATTAAGATGTGAGTATTTTGGCATTTGCTGAACGTATGATTGTTCATCATCACTTAAACAATCAAACCAATCATAACCTACATCATTAATATTAATTGTTTTTGTTTTAAAAACTTGATCGCTAAAATTATTAAAGAAATCAAAATTTTTACCAGGTACAAGATCTTGAATTGTAGCATATTTATTTTTTGTCATAGTTTCTTTTTGTTGATTTGTTTTAAACATATCCATATCATATATATATATTTATTGAAGTCAATACAAAAAAGATATATTTATAAAATTATTTTATGTGTGATATTATTGCAGCAGTTACTTTATAATAATTCTAATGTAATTTAATTTAAAATAATACTTGCATATATATAAATTGGATATATAAAGATTAAAAACAATTAATGAAAGGTTATAAAATGAAAATAATAATAAATGCTGCTGATGTTATTAAAGCTCAGCAATTTAAAAAACAAATGAGTGTTGAAGATTTTTCAAAAACTGATGAATTTAAAACGCTTCAAGATGCTGGACTAATGAGCATTGAACCAAACAAAACATATAAAAAAGCTGTTAATACTTTAAGATTTAATTTAAAAAAATAATAATAAACAATTAAACCTACTGATTAATTAATTTTAATTGGTAGGTTTTTTTTGTGTGAGGTGTAAAGAAAGTTAATAAAAAGTTGGTATCTATTTATAAACAGCGTCTGTTTTTTTTCTCACATTAAAACAAACGACAGTAATACTGACCTATATCTATAATGTATGGTTGATAATTAATGATTATAGGAATAGCTATTGATATTCTTTTATTATTACTAATCTATGGTGTATATTTTTTTAGGTTTGCGTGTTAAAATTAAAGGTTTGCGTGGCGGGTACACCCCCAGACGCACCCGCATTTTATTATATATATATATACCGGACTTGAGGACACCCTTACAGCCACCCACACCTTTATACACACTCATCTTTTCTGTTTTATTTTTTTTAAAATCCACTACATGTAGTATATGGATTACTTTAGTGCAGACGATTTAGATTCAGTTGCTTACATAGAAGAAGGCACAAACAATGTTATATTAAAATTCTATGGCTTTCCCAATAAACTAGCAGCCGATCTATTTATCAACTATGCTATGTTTAATATGGGTTTTGATTACCAACCTATAGATGGTATGAAGTCTGACATGATACACTAGATATGGATATTAAAATACCTTACACACCAAGGAAGCATCAAGCTCACTTGCACAGACAGATAGATAAACACAGATGGAACGTATTAGTATGCCACAGAAGATTTGGCAAAACAGTATGTATGATTAACCACCTAATTAGGTCAGCACTATTGTCCAAACTTAGTAACCCTAGGTTTGCCTACATTGCTCCAACCTTTAAACAAGCAAAGTCTATTGCATGGGATTACATGAAACAGTTTACCGCCAAGATACCCCACACTAAATTTAACGAAACAGAACTGAGAGTAGATTTACCTAATGGTGCTAGAATCACCTTGCTAGGCTCAGAATCCCCAGATGGGTTAAGAGGTATATATTTAGATGGCTGCGTGATTGATGAGTACGCAAACGTAAACAGTAAGTTGTTTCCAGAAATAATTAGACCAGCATTATCAGATCGTAAAGGCTACTGTGTCTTTATAGGCACACCTATGGGAATGAATAATAACTTCTATGAGTTGTACCAACACGCACAAGGTGCGGAAGATTGGTTTAACTACAAAGCAAAAGCATCAGATACCAAGATCGTAGACAATGATGAGTTGGTCAAGGCAAAAGAAGTAATGGGTGATAAGAAGTTCCAGCAAGAGTTTGAATGTGATTGGATAGCTAACATTGAAGGTGCAGTATATGGGGATGTCATTGCAAAACTAGATGATGATAAACAGCTTACAAGAGTTCCTTACGATCCTGCCTTACCAGTATCTACAGCATGGGATCTTGGGGTCTCCGACCACAGTAGTATAATATTCTATCAGCAGTTAGGTAGAAGCATTAATATAATAGATTACCATGAGGAGAAAGGTCAAGGTTTACCATACTACATTAAGATGATTGATCAGAAAGAGTATGTCTACAAAGATCACTTTGCACCACACGACATTGAAGTTACAGAGTTTGGCAATGGCAAAACTCGGAGAGAGGTCGCCACCCAATTAGGATTAAGGTTTAAGGTCGTTCCAAAAATTCCACTAGAGGATGGCATACACGCAACAACAATGATCTTACCTAGATGTTACATTGATACAGACCATTGCAAAAAGTTAATAGATGCGTTAAGACATTACCACAGGAAGTATATTGATAAAAACAGAATGTTTAGATCAAAGCCTGTACACGATTGGAGTTCACACGCTTGTGATGCAATGCGTTACCTAGCAGTTGGACTACAAGAAATTAACACTAGACAATCAGCTCCACAAAGTGTAGCAGATAATAGTTACAGGATTATATAATATGAGTTCAATTTTTTCACCAAAAATGCCACCGCTGCCACCAGTTCAACCTTTGCCAGAACCGCCTTCAGCAGAGTTATCTCAAGAAGAGAAAGATAAGATTGCAGCAGAGCAAAGAAAAATGGAAAGAAAAAGAAAAGGTCGTAAGTCTACAATTTTAACTGGACCACTAGGTGTAGAAGATGAAGCGGAAACAGAAAAGAAAACTTTATTAGGATCATAATGTTTGACAAGATTAAAAAAATTTTTAAAAAAAAACCAAAAGTAGAAAAAGAAAAAAGAACTTACGAGAAAGCTATAGACCATGGTAATGACATTACTTTTGAAAACGAAATTAAAAAAGAAGAAGTAAAAGTTAAAGTAAAAGAAACTAAAGAAACAAAGTCATCATTAACTTTCGGAGAATAATTATGGGTGGAGCAGCAGCAGTAGTAACAAAAGCATTTAAAAAAGAACCTGCAGCAGCACCTGTAATGGTTGCACCAACAGTAGCAGAAGTTTCACAATCACAAGCAGCAGATGCTTATGATCCAAGAAAAGCAAAAGCCAGAGGTAGATCATCTACAATTATAACAAGTTCTAAAGGTGTAGAGGATGAAACATTAACACTAGGTAAGAAAAGTTTATTAGGACAATAATGGCAAGAACAGATTTATCAAAAAATTTATTATCAAGATACGAAAGACTTGAAGGTCAAAGACAAAATTGGGAAACACATTGGCAGGAAGTTGCAGATTATATGCAACCAAGAAAAGCTGATGTTACCAAACAAAGAGCTAGAGGTGATAAAAGAATGGAACAAGTTTTTGATTCTTCACCAATACAAGCAGTAGAATTATTAGCAGCATCATTACATGGTATGCTAACAAACCCATCAACACCTTGGTTTACTTTAAGATTTAAGGATGTGGAAATTGATAATGAGGATGAAGCAAAACTTTGGTTAGAAGCATCTACAGAAGCAATGTACACAGCATTTAATAGATCAAACTTTCAACAAGAAATATTTGAATTGTACCATGACCTAATTACATTTGGTACAGCTTGTATGTTTATTGAAGAAGATGATGATGATATTGTAAAATTTTCAACAAGACATATCAATGAAGTGTTTATTGCAGAAAATGATAAAGGTAGAATTGATACAGTATTTAGAAGATTTAAAATAAGTGCTAGAGCTGCAGTACAAAAATTTGGCGACAATGTTTCATCAGACATTCAAGGTATCTTTAAAAAAGATCCATATGAAGAAGTAGAAATACTACACGCAGTTTATCCAAGATCAGATTTTAATCCTAAGAAAAAAGACAAAGGTAATATGCCATTTGAATCTGTTTACTTAGAATATAAAAATGCTAGTGAATTATCTGTTGGCGGATTTAAAGAGTTCCCTTTCGTAGTACCTAGATATTTAAAAGCATCAAATGAAATTTATGGAAGAAGTCCAGCAATGACAGCATTGCCAGATGTTAAGATGTTAAATGAAATGTCTAAGACTACAATCAAAGCTGCACAGAAACAAGTAGACCCACCACTATTAGTTCCTGATGATGGCTTCTTGCTTCCTGTAAGAACTGTACCGGGTGGATTAAATTTTTATAGATCGGGTACAAGAGATAGAATTGAACCACTAAACATTGGTGCAAACAATCCATTAGGTTTAAACATGGAAGAGCAAAGAAGAGACAGTATTAGAGCTGTGTTTTATGTTAATCAATTAATGATGCAACAAGGTCCACAGATGACAGCAACAGAAGTTATCCAACGTAATGAAGAGAAGATGAGATTACTTGGTCCAGTATTAGGTAGACTACAATCAGAATTATTAAAACCATTAATTGATAGAGTGTTTGCAATATTACTTAGAAACAATATGTTACCACAAGCTCCAGAGTTTTTATCTGGCAGAGACATAGAAATAGAATATGTTTCACCACTTGCTAAAGCACAAAAATCTTCAGAACTACAATCTATTATGAGAGCAATAGAAATATTAGGTAGTCTTGCTAATGTAGCACCAGTATTTGATTATGTTAATTTTGATAATTTAGTTAAACACTTGGCAGACATTGTTGGTGTACCACAAAAAATATTAAAATCACAAAACGAAGTAAACGCAGAAAGAGAACAAGCCGCAGCACAAGCTGCAGAACAACAACAAATGGCACAGATGCAACAAGTTGCACAAGCCGGAGGAGATATAGCACCACTAGCAAAAGCATTGCCGGAAGAAGCAAAGGCTTTAGTTAATTCACAAGTGGAATAGTATGACACAAGATAAACAACTAGAAAAATTTATAGCCGCATTAAAAAAAAATTACGTATACATATTCAATACAGATGAAGGAAAAGAAATTTTATCTGACCTTGAAAAAAGATGTCATTATCATTCTACCACTAATGTAAAAGGTGATAGCCATGAGAGTGCATATATGGAAGGACAACGTAGTGTCATTCTATTTATTAAATCAATGCTACGAAAAGATAAGGAAAAATAAAAATGTCAAATGAACAGATAACACAAGAAGCTGTGCCTGTAGAACAAGCGACTACAGAAACTGCACAACCAACAACTCCAGTAGCAACACCTGCTGCACAACCAACATCATCTTGGAAAGATTCTATTAGCGAAGAGTATAGAGCTGATCCTAGTATAGAAAAGTTTACAGAAATAGATGCGTTAGCAAAAAGTTATATCAACGCAACTAAAATGATTGGTCAAGATAAAATAATTATACCAACAAAAAATTCTACACAAGAAGCATGGGATGAAGCCTACGCAAAATTAGGTAGACCAGAATCTGCAGACAAATATGCTTTAGATGTAAAATCAGATGTTGTTCCTTTTGATGAAACTGCAATTAAATCTTTTGCAGAACAATCACATAAACTTGGTTTAAATAATAAACAAGCTCAAGGTATATTAGAGTTTTATAAAAATAATATGGAAGGCTCTGCACAACAAACAAAGATAGATACTGAAACTGCTCAATCTCAAGCTGAACAACAGTTAAGACAAGAATGGGGTAGAGACTTTGATGGTAAAGTTAAACAAGCTGGTGCATTAGCTAAAGCTAATATCAATCCAGAAGTATTAGATATGACTTTATCAAATGGCACAAGACTTGGTGATCATCCAGAGATTATAAAAGGCTTTGCAAAAATAGCAAACATGATGTCAGAAGATAAAATTGTTTCAACTGAAAGTGAAAATGTAAATACAGTTGCTGACATTGAAACTGAAATATCAGCTATTACTAATGATACTGATGGACCTTATTGGAATAAGCAACATCCAGATCACGATAAAGTAGTACAACAAGTTTATACATTAAGAGAAATGCTAAATGCTGATCAATAATCTTAATGATAAAGAAATTCGATTAGAAGTATTGCGGTTGGTTAAGGAGACAGGATCTGAAGTTCAGAAAAATGATCCCTTGCCAATCGCTGAAAAATATTATAATTGGATAGTAGGTAAGAAAATTCGCAAGAACCTTACTGGCAAGAAGGAATAGACTTCTACTCTAAAAGAGTTTAAATCCAAGAATAGCCTACTCATGTGAGTAGATAACCTTTCTGATTTTTATAATAACAATAATAATAATGGAGAGACAATTATGTCATCACAAATAACTACAGCATTTGTACAGCAGTATTCTGCTAACATACAAATGTTATCTCAACAAATGGGATCATTATTAAGAGACAAAGTCAGACAGGAAAGTGTTGTTGGAAAAAATGCTTTCTTTGATCAAGTTGGCTCAGTAACTGCTCAGTTAAAAACTAGCAGACACTCAGACACTCCGCAAATAGATACACCTCACTCAAGAAGAAGAGTATCTTTAGCTGATTATGAGTATGCTGATCTTATTGATCAACAAGACAAAGTAAGGCTCTTAATTGATCCTACATCATCTTACGCACAAGCCGCTGCTTACGCAATGGGGAGAGCAATGGATGATGTTATTATCGCTGCTGCAACTGGAACTGCCTTTACTGGTGAAACAGGTGCAACAAGTGAATCTGCTCAAACAGCAATCGCTGCGGGTGGTACTGGTTTAACAATCGCAAAATTAAGAACTGCAAAACAGACTTTTGATTTAGCAAGTGTTGATCCTTCTATCCCTAGACACATTGTTGTAGGACCAGAACAAATAACAAACCTTTTAGGAACAACTGAAGTAACTTCATCTGATTTCAATACTGTAAAAGCATTGGCAAATGGCGAAGTAAACTCGTTCCTTGGTTTTAACTTTACTGTATCAAATAGACTTAGCAAAACAGGTAACGATAGAACTTGTATTGCTTTTGCACAAGATGGTATCACTCTAGGAATTGGTAAAGATGTAAATGCAAGAATAGACGAAAGAGCAGACAAATCGTATGCTACTCAAGTTTACTACTGCATGAGCATTGGTGCTACTAGAATGGAACAAGCAAAAGTTCTTGGTATAGTATGTCAAGAAGCATAATAGGAGGATATATATATGGCTAATTCAACACAATACGCAAAGACATTAGATACACCTTCTGTTAAATTAGATACTAACGAACTACATGGTAGAGTAAGAGTAGCTTATGCAGATTTTACTGCAGCAACTGCTCAAGAAACTATCAATATGTTTAAGTTACCTAATGGAGCTAGAATAATTGGTGGAAGATTAAATCATGCAGCTCTTGGTGGCAGCACAACTGTATCAGTAGGACACGCAGCATACGATAATGCAGCAGGAACTACTGTAGCAGCAGATGTAGATGAATACAAAGCAGCAGCAAGTTCAGCATCAGCTAGTGGTGTTAATATTGCAGCTACTACAGCATTGGGTGAAAACTCTGTTGTAGATGCACCGGATGGTTTAGTTATTACAGCAACTACTGCTGGAGCAGATGCCGCTGGACTTATTACAGTTCAGATGACATATGTTTTAGACTAATAAATAAAATTTTAGGCGGTGGAAGCGAGAGTGGAAGCCGCCTAGAGTGCATGAAAAAGATACAAGATTTAAAACCTGTATTACATTTTAAAAAAGATAATTATGTGTATAGGTATGTATTAGTAGATAGGTTTCAAAACGATTCTAAAAATCATTATGGCTTTGACACTAAAGAAGAAAGAACAACAGAAGAAATATTTGCGTTAGAAAAAGATAGACAAATAAGACGTAAGTATATTATAAGGAAGTGATATGGCATCAACAGTAGACATTTGTAATGGAGCATTAAACCAATTAGGTGCAACAACCATTCTTTCACTTACAGAAGATTCAAAAAACGCAAGACTTTGTAACTCAAGATTTACTCAAGTAAGAGATAGTGTATTTAGATCACACCCTTGGAACTGTTTACAGAAAAGAGTTGAGTTAGCGGTAGACACCACAGCTCCTGCATGGGGTTTTAGTTTTGCTTATACTTTACCAGCAGATTGTTTAAGATTACTTCGTATATTAGATTATGATTCAAACTACAAAGTAGAAGGTAGAAAAATATTAAGCAATACATCTTCTATGAAAATATTATATGTTGGTAGAATTACAGACCCTAACGAGTATGATGAATTATTAAGAGAAACTTTATCTGCAGCATTAAGTGCAGACATTGCTTTTGCAGTTACTTCCAATAATACTACAGCAACAAATATGTATAATTTGTTTCAAGATAAATTAAAAGATGCTAGATTTGTAGATTCAACTGAAGGTCAAAATGTTGAACAAGATTTAGGCATGACAGATGTTATAGACGCAGGTACATTTATTAACTCAAGGTTTTAGACCATGGCTAGGGTTGCAGTTGAATTAACAAACTTTACAGGTGGTGAGCTATCGCCAAGATTAGATGGCAGAACAGACCTAACTAAATATACATCTGGTTGTGCAACATTAGAAAATTTAGTAGTATACCCACATGGTAGTGCAGCTCGTAGACCCGGTTCTACTTTTTTAGCGGAAGTTGCTAATAGTGCAAACAAAACAAGACTAATACCTTTTGAATTTTCTACAACACAAACTTATATGCTTGAGTTCTCTAATTTAAAAATGAGAGTGTACAAAGATAGTGGTGCTGTATTAGAAGGAGATAAAACTATATCTGCAATCACAAAAGCTAATCCTGCTGTAGTAACCGCAACTTCACATGGATATTCAAATGGTGATGAAGTGGTAATTACTGCTGTTGGCGGCATGACAGAAGTTAATGGTAAAAGATTTTTAGTTGCAGATAAAACAACAAACACATTTGAACTACAAGATAAAGATGGAGTTGATATAAACAGTTCATCATTTACTACTTATACTTCTGGTGGTGTATCTAATAAAGTTTTTGAATTAGTAACACCTTATACAACTGCACAACTTTTTGATATTAAGTTCGCACAATCGGCAGATGTGATGTACATAACTCATCCAGAACATGAGGTAGAAAAATTATCTCGTACTGGTCATACTGCTTGGACATTAACAGATGTAGATTTTACTAATGGTCCATACTTAGATCAAAACATTACTACAACAACATTAAATCCATCAGCTCACACAGTAGGAACAGGTATAGATTTAGTTGCTAGTGCAGTTACTGGCATCAATAGTGGTAGTGGTTTTCTTGCAACAGATATTGGTAGATTAGTTCAGTTTGGAGATGGTTATGGAAAAATTACAGCAGTTACAGATACAACAAATGCAGTAATGGAAATTATTGTAGATATGGGTTCAGCAACTGCATCTGCAAATTGGTCGTTAGGTGCTTTTTCTGATACTACAGGTCATCCTTCTTGCGTAACCTTTTTTGAACAACGATTAGTATTTGCAGGAACAACATCTCAACCACAAACAATATTTTTTTCAAAGTCTGGTGATTATGAAAATATGGATGCAAACATTGGTGGCACAATAGCTGATGATGATGCAATCATTTATACAATCGCATCTAACCAAGTTAATGCTATTAGATTTATGACAGCTACAAGAACTTTAATTCTTGGTACAGCAGGAGGTGAGTTTACAGTAAGTGGTGGAGGTACAGATAGTGCGGTTACACCTACAAACATATTAATTAAAAAACAATCCAACCATGGCTCGGCAAATGTAGATGCTATAGCTGTAGGTAACGCCACATTATTTTTACAAAGAGCAAAAAGAAAAATTAGAGAACTAGCATATAATTTTGATGTAGATGGTTATACTGCTCCTGATATGACTATCCTTGCCGAACATATTACTGAAGGAGGTCTAACACAAATTGCATATCAACAAGAACCTAATCAAATAGTTTATGGAGTTAGAGGTGATGGTGAGTTAGTAGGACTCACTTATCAAAGAGAACAACAAGTAAGTGCTTGGCACAGACATATCTTTGGCGGAAGATTTGGTGTAGCAACAATTACAGTTTCTGATTATGCAAACATTGCAAATGGAACTAAATTAACTTTAACAAAATCTGATGGAACAACTGTAAGTTTTACTTCTACAACAGGTACTGCTGGAACTAATGAGTTTAAAACTCAAACAAATAATAATACTACAGCAACTAATTTAAAAAATGCGATTGATGCTCATGCTAATTTTACTGCAACAGTAAACTCTGCGGTAGTAACAATTACTGAAACTGCACATGAAGCAACAGGATATTTAACAATTAAAAGTTTTGATAGCACAAGATTAACTGCAACTAGTGAAGGTAAAGCAGTAGTTGAAAGTGCAGCAGTTATTCCAACAGACGATACAGAATATCAAGTATATGTTATTATTAAAAGAACTGTAAATGGTTCTACTAGAAGATATGTAGAATTTTTAAATGTATTTGATTTTGATCAAACAGATAATACTACATTTAATTTTTTAGATAGTGAATTAAGTTATAGTGGTAGTGCTGTTAGTACTATATCAGGATTAGATCATCTTGAAGGACAAGTTGTTTCTATATTGGCAGATGGTGCAACGCACCCAAATAAAACTGTAAGTTCGGGTAGTGTAACTTTAGATCGTTCTGCAAAAAATGTTAAGGTAGGTTTAGCCTATACATCTTTACTACAAACTATGAGATTAAATGCTGGATCACAGAATGGTACATCACAAGGTAAAACAAAAAGAATATATGATATTACAGTTAGAATGTTTGAGACTATAGGTGTAGAGGTTGGACCAGATTTAGACAATTTAGAAAGAATACCATTTAGAAGTTCTGCTGATTTAATGGATGAAGGTATACCACCATTTACAGGAGATAAAGAGGTAGAGTTTAGAGGAAACTATGAAACAGATGGTTTTATCTTTGTTAGACAAACTCAACCTTTACCTTTTACAATTTTATCGTTATACCCAAGATTACAGACAAATGATGGATAATATGTTATATATAGTACCTTATAAAAAAGAACATGGACAGATCATATTATCATACCAAATGAATCATAAGATATTAGAAGCAGACAGACATTACATTAATGTTGAAGGTGATGCTAAAAATTTAGAACAAGATCATTTAGCTTTTACAGGAATGGTTAATGGTAAACCTATTTTTGCTGCGGGTATGAAAATGATTTGGGGTCAAGTAGCAGAAGGTTGGGTTATAGCATCAAGTGATATGTGGAAATATCCTTTAGGTGTAGCTAAAGCAATTAAAAAAGATTTTGCTAGAGTTGCTAAAGAACATAATATAAAAAGAGTTCAAACTGCAATTAGAAAAGATTTTGCTCAAGGTAAAAGATTTGCAGAGTGGTTAGGTTTGGAGAACGAAGGTTTAATGAGAAAATTTGGTTTTGATGGTTCTGATCAATATATGTATGCGAGGATATTTTAATGACAGCACTTACAGCAGCAGCACCCTATATAGTAGGCGGAACTTCTTTGATGCAATACCAAGCACAAGGAAAAATTGGTAAATATAATCAAGCAGCAAATAATAGAAGTGCTGAAGTATTAGAAGGTCAAGCTGCACAGATAGAACAAAAAGCAGAATTTGATATTGCACAATTTAGAAAAGATTATTATAGAATGACAGGAGAAACTACTGTTGCTCTTGCTAAATCTGGAGTACAAGTTGGTAGTGGTAGTGCATACAACATTGCTTTATCAAATGCTCTTGAAAAAAGATTACAAGAAAATTTAATATATTATAATTCAAGAGTTGCTGCGGCTAACAAAAGAGAAGAAGCTAGTTTTGCAAGAATAAAAGGTGTTATGGCTAGACAATCTGCTAAACTTGCACAGATTGGAACTGTAATACAAGGTGGCACAACTTTATTAACAATGGGTGGTGGATCAAAACCAAACACAACAGGACAATTTGGTTCTACAGCCAACAATGCAACATTTAGTAATTATTCATAATGCCAAAAATACCTACATTTAAAGCACAAGGATCAATAGAACAATTAGTAGGAACTACTAATGCTCCTCAAATGCGATTAGATCAAACACTAGCTACTGCTATAGCACCTGCTACTAAAATGATTGTTGATCATCAAATACAAGAAAAAAACGCACAGAACCAAGCAGAAGCATTAAAGCTAGAAAACGATTATATAACTGATCAAATAAAAATATCAGAAACTATTAATACTGATAAAGTTATGTCTACTAATAAAGATATTGCTAACGAATATTTTAAAAATCAAAATAATATTTTAATTAATAAATACAAATCTTTAGCAACTAATAATAATGTTGCAATTAAATTTGAAAACTATGCGTTAGCAGAAACACAAAAAACAATATTTAGAAATGATACACAAATATCAAAAAATATTTTAACAAATTTATTTGCTAGTTACGATAAACAAAAAAACCTTTATCTTATAACAGCTAGTACAGATCAAACTGGTATGGCTAAAGCAACTTTAAAAACAGATTTAGAAAAATTAACAATAGATACATTTCAATCACAAGTATCAGCACCAGAATTAAAGGTTATGATAAATTCTATACCCGGTGAAATTGATCTTATGGATGGTTTAAAATCTGTTCAGACAGAACCTAGAAAAACTTTTTATTCTTTAAAAGATAAAAATTATTTACCTAATTTAACTTATGAACAAAGAGAAAAAATAAATAAAGAAGCTCTACTAGCTATAAGACCACAACTAACTACAGAGTGGGAAAATTATACAGCAACAGTAGCTGCTGGTAAAGAGCCACCAAGATTTGATTTTCAACTTGCAAAAGAAGTATTTAATTCAAGAGTGTCTGATAAAATGATTCAAGAAGATACCTTTACTAGAGATCGTGTTAAAAATAATGCAGTAATACTTAATGCTTCTAACGATACTGTTAATGAAGTTGTAGAGGGTATTATAGACGAAGGTAATGAATTGTATGGAACATTACAAGCTAATGAACAGGAAAATTATTACAAAGCTGTTTTAACAAAAAGAAACAAAGATATGAAAGATGATATTGTTAGTTATATTACTACTAACAATTCTGAAATTTCATCTTTATATGAACAACTAGAGGGTGATGAAAATACAGACAGTAGATTAGCAACTAAAAAACTTATTACAGAAGCATTAATTGAAGAACAAAAAAGATATGGCACTAGCGAATCTTTTATTAGAATAACAAGTAAGGCAGAAATTAATCAAATTAAATCTACACTTATGGATGTAGACACACCTTACATAGAAAAAGAAAAATTTATAAATGATATGATATTATTATATGGCAATAAAAACATGGGTAAAGTTTTGAATCATTTACAAGCTGAAAAGTTACCTGTTGAATATATCACAGCTATAAGCACTAATAGTGCAGAATTAAAAAAACATATTCTGTCTGGAGAAACTGTAGAAGATTTAGAAAAATTTGTAAGACTTAGATTGCCAACTGATGAAAAATTTAACAAAATTGAAAGAGGTGTTGCAAAAGGAATGGAAGATTTTGAAACTGTAATTTTAAATCAAGGAGAAGGTTCTAAATTAAAAACTGATTATTTAGCATCAATTCAATCAGCTGTTTATAAATCTGCTTTACAAAGAGTTAAAAGTGGAGAGAATATTACTGAAGCTGTAGATAATGCAGTTACAAGTTTTACTAAAGATTATTTTATTGCACCGGATAAAACTTTTATGATTCCTGTAGATGTAGGTGGCAAGTTTGTTAATCAACCTATAGTATATGATAAATCACAAGCTCTTAAATTAATGGTTGAAACAGGTGATTATATAACTCGTTTTCATGGTGAAGATGGCTATATGCACTATGCTGCTTTAGCTGGAGTAGAAAATTTAAGCGAAGAAGAAGTAAAATCAAGAATGGAATTTACAATTAAAAACTATTCTAAATGGTTAATGAATGGTGATGGTACTGGAATTGTTTTAAATGCTGAATTTACAAATGGTACATACCCTATAGTAAATGCTAATGGTGATAAAATAGAATTTTTCTTTACAGACACACCTAACGATAAAGGTATCTACAGTATAGAATTAAAAGCTCCAGTAACAGGAGAGGATATAGATTTAATACCTTTTACATCTGATGTAGGTGCTTATGAGTTTGAAGAAACTAATTACGATAATACTAGCGAAAACAAAAACCTTCTAACTACAGCAATAGATAGTGTTGGTAGAGTAATAGATACTGCTGGTGATACTTTAATTACAAATAATAATGATTAATACTGGATTAGGTACATTTGAACCATCAGAACAAGAAGTAGGTTCTTTATATAATCAAACTAGAACTGGTTTTTGGGAAAGTGCTGGTGCTACATTTTATAATGCTTGGAATTATAACCCTACATCTTCTGTATTTAGAGCAGTAGATCAAACACAAGCCTATCAAGAAAGTAATACTTATATAAATAGAGACGAACTAAACAAACAATATGGATATTTAGGTTTAACATTTAAAGAAGATACTAGAGAAGGTTTAGTTAATTATTTAGTTGAAAGAAAAAAACTAGAAAGAGAAAGAGCAGATACTATTTCAAAAGGACCAGATGGTAAGTTGGCTAAAAGTTTTTTCTTTTTAGAATCTCTTGCTACAGGGTTTTTAGATCCAATAAATATTGGAGCTTCTTTTATACCTGTTGTTGGTCAAGCAAGATTTGCAAACATGGTTGCTCGTTCTGGTAAAAATGTAGCTAGAATGAAAAAAGGTTTTGTAGAAGGTTTAGTTGGTAATGCCGCTGTTGAACCTCTTGTTTATGGTGTGGCTAAATCAGAACAAGCAGATTATGATATGTATGATTCTTTTACAAACATAGCTGTAGGTGGTTTTATAGGTTCTGCAGCTCATGTTGGTTTTGGTAGAATAGGAGATTATCTTGCAGAAGTAAGAGGTAAGCCAAATATCTATCAAAGATTAGCAGCAATCTCACCAGAAAATCAACAAGCATTATTAAAACATTCTGTTGGTAGAGTTGTAAGAGGAGAAAAAGTAGATACTGGAAATGTTATAGTTGAAAAAACTAGAGTAGGTGATGAACAATTAAATAAAATAGATGATCAAATAAAAGAATTTAAAACTTTATATAAAAATTCTTTAGAAGGTGGTGATAGAAAATCAGCAAAAATATATTTACAAAATATTAGAAACTTACAAAAAACAGAAAGAGATATATTTGAAGCTAAAAGAAGAGCTAATGATGCTGCTAAATTAGCAGAACAAACTGGAACTAATACAAGTAATAAGAAAAAATTAACAGAGCAAGAACAAATAAGAATAGAAAAAACTACATCAGAATTAGCTAATGAAGCAGAAAATATAAGTTTAAGAAATACACAACAACAAAAACAGTTAGATGTTAAAGATCAAGATTTAGGTGAAGAGTTTGTTGCAGACAAAGCTAAAATTAAAAAAATAGATGAATCTATAAAAAACAAAACTACTGTTAGAGAAGCTATAAAAGCTGGAACTAATTGTACTAAAAGGAACTCATAATGGTAGATATAAAAACAATTAGTAAATGTTTTAAAGAAGTTAAAAGATTAACTGGTGATCTTTTGCCAGACGAACAAATAAATCAAATTTTAGATGAAGCTAAAATAAAAATTGAAGAAAACAAATTTCAAGATTTAGAATCAAAAACAGACAAAGTATTAGCACAAGAAATTATTGATAAGTTTGAATACGATCAAGTTTCTAAAAAAAGAAATATAGCTGAAAACAATTTAAAAGCATTGGACACTTATCAAAAAGTTATTGATGCTGTAGATTTATCAGAAGGAAGAATTACCCCTGTGGAAGCTGTAAAAGCAATATTAGTTGGTATGCAAAAATTTTCTAAAATTACTAGAGATTCTATTGGTGCAAAGCAAGAAGCATTAGAAGATGTTTTAATAACTAAACTTATTAGACAACTTAATGACATAAGTGATACTGCTTTTAAAGACCTTGGTGATGGTAAAATGGATGTAGAAATTATGAATGAAATGCTTGGTATACCTACAGGCATAAAAGATGCAGCAGAAATTGCTAAAGTATTAAAAGATTTTCAAGCAGATTTAAGAGTAAGACTAAATGATTTAGGAGCTAACATAGGAGAGTTAGATGATTGGATTACAAAGATGTCTCACGATACTGAAAAAATGGCAAGAGCAGATGTAGGTTCAAAGTTAGTTGAAGATAATAGATATGCTTGGAGAGAGTATATAAAAAGTAGATTAGATTTAAAAAGAACATTTAGAAATGTAAATGATCCTATAAAAATTGATGAAATATTAGATAGTGTTTATGACAGTTTAATGTCTGGAGACCACAATAAATATAGTGGTGCAGATAGTGTTTATGCAACAAAAAATGTTGCTAATCGTTTAAATGCAGCAAGAGTTTTACACTTTAAAAATCCAACAGCTAGACAAGAATATAACATAAGATTTGGACAACCTTCTTTAAAAGAAAGTGTATTTACTACATTAGCTACAAGCTCAAGAAATATTGCATTAATGTCAGAATTAGGAACTAATCCCAAAGATACTTTAAATAAAGTTTTATCTTTATTAAAAAAAAAATATAAACAATCAAATCCTAAAATGGTTTCACAATTAAATTTTAAAACTTTTGCAAATCAATTTGCTGAATTAGATGGAAGTATAAATGGTGTTGCTAATGATCTTTTAGCAAGAGCAGGTATGGTTGTAAGAGCAACAGGTAATATGGGTAGACTAGGTATGGCTACTGTATCATCATTTGGTGATTTAGCACAATACATGGGAACTACAAGTTTTCAAGGAAGAGGATTATTAAGTGGTTTATTTGAAGCTATGACAGGATTGTTTAGAGCAAATGATACAGCTGCAATGGAAGTTTTACAAATTACCAGTAACTCTGTTGCCGCTACTGCTTTTAGAGGAAATATTTATGGTGCAGCAGATGACACTTGGGGAAGAATGGGTAGATTACAAAACACATTTTTTAAATGGAATGGTATGAATGGTTGGATTTCAAGTTTAAAAAGTTCAATGGCACTTGGTTTAGCAAGACATTATGGAATGTTAGCTGATACAAAATTATCTAATTTAACCACAAGAGAACAAAATTTTTTAACATTGTATGGAATAGATGAAGGAAAATGGAATATGTTGCGTTCTATAAAAACTTTAGCAGTTGATGATAAAAGATATTTAACAGCAGAAGCCGTAGATGATATATCTGATAATGTTATTAATGCTTATGTTGGTAGAAAATTAAGTGCAAGAGAGATTAGAAATTTTAAAAAAGACTTACAATTAACATGGAAAAATGTTTTATCAGATCAAGGTAAACATGGATCACCAGAACCAGATGCTGCAGTTAGAGCTATAACAAATCAAGGTTTAGAAAAAGGCACTCCAATGGGAGAAACTCTCCGATTTGTTATGCAATTTAAAAGTTTTCCTATTAGTATGTGGGTAAAAATTATTGGTAGAGAAAGATTTTCTTATGGACCAAATGAAAGCAATCTTGCAAAAATTGGTGGTTTATCAAGTATTTTAATATTAGGTACTTTTTTCGGTTATTTAGCAATGTCTACAAAAGACATGCTTCGTGGAAGATCACCAAGAGATCCTAAAAATAAAAATACTTTATTACAAGCATTTGCACAAGGAGGAGGTGCTGGTATTTATGGTGATTTTTTAATAAGTGAAATACAAAATGAATATGGAAATGGTATTTTTGAAACTATACTTGGACCAACAGCTTCTGATCTAAAAAAATTACTTGATATAACAATGTCAATGAATGAACCTAAAAAATCTGGTAAAAAGTTTCTTGAATTAATAGAAGGACATACACCATTTTTAAACCTATACTATACTAAAGCTGCCTACGATTATCTAATTGGCTATCAAATTAAAGAGTTACTTGATCCGGGATATTTTGCTAGGATGAAAAACAAACATGAAGAAAAAAGAGGTCAAAATTACTATTTAAAACCCGGTTCTATTATACCGGATATAAACTAATAAAGAGTAGAAAATAAAATGAAAAAGCATTATAAACAAGAATATTTATTTACAAAACCCTCAACAAGTAATAAAGGTTTTTAAGTTATGACAGTATCAAGCACAACAGTAAAAAATTCCTACTCCGGTAATGGTAGTACAACCGAGTTTGCTTACACATTTAAAATATTAGTTAATTCAGACTTACAGGTAATTATTAGATCATCTACAGGTACAGAGACAACTAAAACTATAACTACACATTATACAGTAGCTGGTGCGGGTGATGCTAGTGGAGGTTCAATAACTTTCACATCTGGCAATATTCCGGCTTCTGGTGAAACAGTTGTTGTTAGAAGGAATGTCCCGCAAACTCAAGCAATAGATTATATTGCTAATGATCCATTCCCTGCGGAGACACACGAAGAGGGTCTGGATCGTGCTGCTATGGTTGCACAACAATTATCTGAAGAAGGCGATAGATCAATAAAACTATCAAGAACAAATACAATGAACTCTACAGAGTTTTCTGTAGGTGCTACTGATAGAGCTAGTAAAGTTTTAGGATTTGATGCTAATGGTGAACTAACAGTTACACAAGAACTTGGTACAAATAGAGGAAACTGGTCATCTGGTACAGATTATAGTGCTAGAGATTTAGTTAAAGATACCTCAACAAATAATATTTTTTTAGTAAACACAGCTCATACATCTTCTGGCTCACAACCTTTAACAACAAACGCAAATTCTGCTAAATATGATTTAATTGTAGACGCAGCATCAGCAACCAGTTCTGCAGCTACCGCTACAGCTCAAGCAACAATCGCAACTACAAAGGCTGGTGAAGCAGCAACATCTGCATCAACTGCTACAACAAAAGCAAGTGAAGCAGCTACTTCAGCAAGTAATGCATCAACAAGTGAAACTAATGCGGCAGCATCTTTTGACAGTTTTGATGACAGATATTTAGGTGCTAAATCTTCTGATCCTTCAGTAGATAATGATGGGGATGCTTTAATAACTGGAGCATTATACTTTAATTCTTCAGACAATGTAATGAAAAATTACACAGGTTCTGCTTGGGAAACTTTAAAACCCTCTTCTGTTGAACAAACAAATATTAATACTTTAGCTGCTGCGGATGTAGTAGCTGATATGGCAATACTAGCTACAGCAGACATTGTAGCAGATATGAATACTTTAGGAACAGCAGACGTTGTATCTGACATGAACACTTTAGCAACTGCTGATGTAGTTTCAGATATGAATACTCTTGCAACTGCAGACATTGTATCTGATATGAACACTCTTGCTACAGCAGATGTAGTAAGTGATATGAATACATTAGGAACTGCGGATGTTGTAACTGATATGAATACTTTAGGTACAGCAGATAATGTAACTAATATGGCAACAGTTGCCACAAATATTACAGGAGTTAATTCTTTTGCAGAAAGATATAGAGTTGATAGCTCTGATCCTACATCTAGTTTAGATGAGGGAGATCTCGCATTTAATACTACAGATAATAATTTAAAATTTTACAATGGAACAGCTTGGACATCTATTTCTCCGGGGATAGCAAATGTTGTTGATGATTCTACTCCACAACTAGGTGGTAATTTAGATGTACAAACTAATCAAATTGTAACAACAAGTAATAGAAATGTTAAAGTTTATCCTAATGGTACAGGTGTTTTAGAAGTAGGTGGTGATGGTTCATCTAATGATGGTACTATTCAATTAAACTGTTCTCAAAATTCACATGGTGTTAAGATTGCATCACCAGCTCACTCTGCTGGACAATCATATACATTAATTTTACCAACATCAGTTGGATCAGCAAATCAAGTTTTAGCTAGTAATGGTAATTCTACAAACCAATTATCTTGGATTGATGCAGCAGAAACTAAACCTACTGTAGCAGATGTATCACAAACAATACCACCTGCAACAGCTACAACAATAAATATTACAGGAACAAATTTTGTTTCAATACCTACTGTTGAATTTGTTAATGGTTCAACAGGTGCTATTACAAATTCTAATACAGTTTCTTTTACAAATGCTACTACACTTTCAGTTAATGTAACTTTAGCATCAGGTAATTATTATGTAAGAATAGAAAATCCAGATGGAAATGCTGCAAGATCAACAAACAATATTTTAACAGCTTCTACTGCACCATCATTTACAACTGCTGCAGGGTCATTAGGTACAGTTGCAGGAAACTTCTCTGGTACAGTATTTACAGTTGTAGGTTCATCAGATAGTGCTATTACTTTTACAGAAACAACAAGTGTTTTAGTTGGAAGTGGTGGTAGTCAAGCTAATTGCAGTTTAGCTTCTAATGGTGTAATAACTACAAGTGATTTTGGTGGTAGTTCTACAACACCAACTACATACAATTTCACACTTAAAATTACAGATGCTGAAGGTCAGTTTGTAACTAGAGATTTTAGTTTAACTTCTAGCTTCGGTGCAACAGGTGGAGGACAATTTAACTAATCATGGCTAATACATATTTAACAAGGACTTTTGGAACAGATAATAGTACTGTATATAAATGGACATACTCCTTTTGGGTAAAAAGAAGTAAATTAGGAAGTTCACAAACAATTACATCCCCATATGTTGATGCAAATAATCTTGGTTGGATTTCTTTTCTTAGTTCAGATGCGTTAGAAATTTATGATTATCAAATTTCTAATGGGGGATACAAAATGAGAAAAGTAACAACTAGATTGTTTAGAGATACTTCAGCTTGGTATCATATAGTGATTGCGAATGATAATTCAGTTGCTTCACCAGATTTAAAAATTTATATTAATGGAGTACAAGAAACTTCATTTAGTACAGATACTGAATACGACCAAAATAAAGATACTTTGTTTAATAAAAATATATTGAACAGCATAGGAAGGTATCCATCTGCAGGATATTTTGATGGCTCAATATCACACTTTCACTTTATAGATGGCACAGCTTATGACGCAACAGCATTTGGTTCAACAGATGCAACAACTGGAGAATGGAAAATAAACACTTCTCCAAGTGTAACTTATGGAGCTAATGGTTTCTTTATTTTAAAAGACACAAATTCTGGAACAGACCAATCTGGTGAAGGTAATAACTTTACAGTTGGTGGTGGTACACTTACAAAAACAGAAGATTGTCCAAGCAATGTTTTTGCTACTGGTAATCCTTTATCATCAAATGTTACAATGAGTAATGGTAATTTAACTTTTTCTGGAACATATAATTTCAAAAGCACATTAGCTTTTAGCAAAGGTAAATACTATGCAGAGTGTAAAGTAACAAATTCTAATACTTATAATCCACAGTTAGGAATCGGACAAGTCGGAAGTGCAAATATTGATAATCCTGCAGGAACTGGTTATGCTGGTAATACACCAAATTCTTATCATTATGAAAGAGATGGAAAGATTTTTGCTAATGCCAATGGTACAGCAGTTCAAACAGGTTTAACTACTGTTGCACAAAATGATATAGTTGGAATAGCAGTTGATTTAGATAGTGCTACAAAAACTATTAAATGGTACATAAATGGTACTTTATCTGCCACACAAAATATTACAGAAACAGCTTCTGAACCTTATGTTTTTTGGACATATGCTTCTGGCTCACAAGCAGGAGAGGGTAGTTGGAACTTCGGTAATGGGTATTTCGGAACAACAGCAGTATCTAGTGCAGGAACTAACGCAAGTGGAATAGGAATATTTGAATATGATGTACCAACAGGATATACTGCTTTATCAACAAAAGGATTAAATTTATAATGGCTTTACATTCGTTACACTCATGCAAAGAAACTAATTACAAGGAGATATTTTAATCATGGCATACACAACAATTAATAAATCTACAGATTATTTTAATACTAAACTTTATACTGGTACAGGCTCTGCACCTTTAAATATAACAGGTTTGGATTTTCAACCAGATTTTAACTGGACTAAAAATAGGTCAACTGCTGGAGGCTATTCTCATAATTTATGTGATGTTGTTAGAGGAACAACAAAATATATTAAATCAAATAGCAGTAATGCAGAACAAACAGATAGTAATAATATAACATCTTTTAATTCTGATGGTTATACTTTAGGCTTCAGTACAAATGGAGAGCATAATGTCAATGGTCATACTTACGCATCATGGAACTGGAAAGCAAATGGTGCAGGTTCAGCTAATACAGATGGAGATATAAATTCAACAGTTTCAGCTAATACGACAGCAGGTTTTAGTATTGTAAAATATTCTGGAAATTCTACAAGCAATCAAACAATTGGTCATGGATTAGGTTCAACACCTAAAATGATAATTATAAAAAGATTAACAAATACTAATAGTTGGATTACATATCATTCTTCTTTAGGTGCAACTAAAATGATTTTTATAGACCAAACTTCTACACCTACAACAAGTGCCGCACCTTTTAACAATACATCTCCTACTAATAGTGTATTTACTGTAGATGGTAATGGTGGATATAATCCAGTTAATGTAAGTAGTAATGATTACATAGCCTACTGTTTCGCAGAAAAAACTGGTTATAGCAAGTTTGGTTCTTATACTGGTAATGGAAATGCTGATGGAACATTTGTTTATACAGGATTTAAACCTGCTTTTATTATGCTAAAAAATACAGAAACTGCTGGTAATAATTGGGTTATGATTGATAACAAAAGATTAGGATATAATGTTGATAATAATAGAATTTATGCAGACCTTTCTAATGCAGAAGATACAACAGATGTCATTGACATAGTTTCAAATGGCTTCAAGCATAGATTCACAGGTGGTACATCTAATGGTTCAGGAGATAATTACATTTACATGGCATTTGCAGAAGCACCTCTAGTTGGCAGCAATAATGTTCCTTGTACAGCTCGTTAATTATGATCGCTTCGCTTTACATAATCAACGAGAATAAAACAAAGTTTTAAGCAAGATAAATGAAATTTGTATTGGCTTATACAATCTGCTCTGCAATCACAGGTTTGTGTAACAACACAACAGTATCACCAATAGAATTTAATTCTTGGACAGATTGTACTAAAGCAGGTGCAATAGCAAGTATTAAAGTTGTTAATAATAATTTAGAAAAATTTAACGAAAAAAAATTATATGTAACTTATTTTTGTAACGAAGTAGAGAGAGAAGATGCCTAAAAATTCTGCTCTTGACAAAATAGAATCACACGAAAAACTTTGTCGTATCATGCAAAAACAAACTCACCAAAAAATTAACAATATAGAATCAGAAATTAAAGATATTAAAAGACATATGTATTATGCTATGTCAGCATTAATAGGTGGAATGTTTACAATTATAGTTATATTATTTCAAAAACTTTAACTTTAAGGTCTTTATGGCTAGAAGAAAGAAAGCAGTTACTGGTCTAACCTCAGAATTAAAGGCTCAACTTAGGCTTGCGGAAGATCCTAATTTAATAGTATTTATACCTGTTGGAGGTCTTGGTCCTGTAGATATTGTTACTTTAAATATGACAACAGGAGAGTATAATGCTTATGATGTTAAGTCTAAAAATTATAGAAAAAGCAATAGTTATATCGCACCAGATGGGTATAAAAGAAACCTTAAAGGAACATTTATATCAAGAGGAACAACTAAAGAACAAAAAAAACTTAAAGTAAGGATTATATACGAATGAAATTATCACAAAACTTTACCCTTCAAGAACTAACTAAATCAGACACAGCTATTAGATTGGGTATACCTAATGAACCTAACTCAGATCAGATTGAAAAACTACAAAACCTTTGCGAGACTTTACTTCAACCAGTTAGAGATAAATTTGGTCCAGTAATTATAACGTCTGGATTTCGTAGTGAACAGCTATGTGTTAAAATAGGTAGTTCAATCAATAGCCAACATAGCAAAGCTGAAGCTGTAGACTTTGAAGTACCGGGAACAGATAATGCCGATCTTGCTTATTGGATAAAAGATAATATAGAAGGGTGGGATCAAATGATCCTTGAATTTTATACGATTGGTGAACCTTCAAGTGGCTGGGTGCATTGTAGTGTTGCAGATAAACCTAGAAAACAATTCTTGAGAGCTTACAAAGAAGATGGTAAGACGAAATACAAACCAATACTAGGAGACATAAGATGTGGTTAAGTGCAATTAAGTTGGCTGTTCAAGCAGGTAGCCATATATATAAAAATAAACAAAAAACTAAAATGCTAATGGCAGATGCTCAAATGAACCATGCACAAAAAATGGCAGAAGGCAAAGAAGAGTATCAAGGTAAATTATTAGAAAGCAGAAACTCAGACTGGAAAGACGAATTTATTTTAATTTTGCTCAGCGTGCCAATCGTAATGCTGGGATTTGCTGTATGGTCAGACAATCCGGAACACATGGAAAAGATGCAGCTCTTCTTTGAATATTTTTCTAACCTACCATTTTGGTATCAATCAATTTTTGTGGGAGTAATTGCGAGTGTTTATGGTCTTAAAGCAACAGATTTAATTAAAAGAAAATGACCATAGCTGCTTTTGATCCCAGTTTATTAAGCAACTATGATGAACCTAAATACCTTTTACATTTTCAATGGAAAAATTCTGACACTAAAATTTACAGATATGCTTTAGTAGAAGAGATAGATATAACTAAAATAGATCACAGGTTAAAACTAAAACAAGATGAAATAGGATTGACCCAACAAAAGATATGGGAAAAGAAATATAAATGAAAAATATATCCACATCATACTCACAACAATATAATAAGAAAGTAAGTTTATTATCACAACAAACAGGAAAAAATGGCAAGAGTAAAGTTCAATATAGCAGATCAACCTCACGAAAGAATACCAAAAAAAACAAGTATAGGTAGACGACCTAAACTTTCTTCTATGAATAAGCATAAGAAGAGACAAAAAGGCAAGTCAAAAAATCGTGGACAGGGTAAATAATATCTTATATTAGAAGATCATAGGAGATAAATATGATTGATGAAATTAAAGATATGATCAAACACTATTTAGAAGATCATAAAAAAGCAGTAATTGTTATTGGTGTGCTATTAGTTATAGCTCTAATACTATAATAATCTTATAAAGAATAACCTATGGAGATAGAGAAGATGAACTATTATTTTACAGGTGTTCTTATAATTATGATGTTGTTATTGGCTTTCTGTGGAGGTCCGGCAACATGATTGATAAATACGTATATAAAGTTCTTGGTTTTTTTGATAAGTACATTGAATGGATTAATGATTTATTTGCTCCAAAATGTAAATGCAAAAGAAAGAAAAAATGAAAGTATCAGAAAACACATCAGTAGCTATGCCAATAAAAAATATGATTGGTATTGTTGTAGCTGTTGCTATGGGTGTGTTCGCATATACAGAGGTAACTTCAAGGCTGACTTCACTTGAAACATCAAGAGAATTATTTCAAGCTGACTTACTTAAAAAATCTGAGCAGTTACCAACTGATCAAGAGCAATATATGTTGATAGAAAATTTATATAAGACAACAGAAAAATTAGAATTAACTCAAGAACAAAACATGACGAATAAAGTTAATATACAATTTTTAAGAGATCAATTAGACAAAGCGTTAGCTGATGTTGAACATTTAAAAGATAAGGTAAGACAAAATGGAAACAGTCATTAGTAGTGTGGTTGCTTTGTGTATGTTTGTGGCAGGTGAATTAACTGAACACAGAATACAACCTGCTATGTCTGATTGTTTAAAAGGTAAGCGTGTTGCTGAACGTGATGTTAATGATAACATTGAATACAAGTGTGGTAAAGTAAAAGCAGAACTTGAAGAAAATATTGATGGTAGCAAAGCTATTAAAAAAATAATAAAAGAATAATTATGGCTATTAGAAAAACAACAAAAGGCAAAGACGCAAACTACAGACCTACAAAAAAAGGTGCTGGTATGACAGCTAAAGGTGTTGCAAGATATAGAAGAGCCAATCCCGGATCAAAATTAAAAACAGCAGTAACAGGTAAAGTTAAAAAAGGATCTAAGGATGCTAAACGTAGAAAAAGTTATTGTGCAAGATCGGCTGGACAATTAAGAAACTCATCTGCTAAAACAAGGAACGATCCTAACTCAAGAATAAGACAAGCAAGACGTAGGTGGAAGTGCCGATAAAAAAGGCGACTATTTCTAGCCGCCTTAAATTTTTATTTAACTTACTCTTGGTCTAAACCTTCAAAGTCTTGACTACGAAACACTTGAAGATTTCCTTTAGATGGTTTGATTTGATCTTTTGCGTTTAGTGAATGATGTTCAATAGTAAAACGATCTGCTTTTACTACTATCATATTATCACTATCAGCTCTTCCATCTTTAAAGGGAACTAAAGTTACATGAACATATTTTTCTTTATATGTTTCTGAACCTTTATCTGTATCAGTTGCAATTTCAATCATTACAAATGGATACTTTTTATTCTCAACCATGTTTTTTCCTTTCTGTTTTTTTGTTGTCATAATATCAGTATATACGATTTGGATACATAAGTCAATATCTAATTTGGATACATAGTGTCGCAGCTAATTGTTGTAATTATGTTACACCTGTTGTAATTATGTTACACTTGTTGTAAAATTGCAACAGTTGCAAAAATACAACATTGTTGTAAAATTATCACAATGAAAAAAAAGAAAACATGGGTAAGACCTAAAGAACAATCTTTAATCTGTGGCTACTGCGAGACTTGTAATAAACAATTAATGAGTGATGAAGGTGGCTGGATTATTACAGCTAATAAACAGTATTTTTGCCATGATGGTAAGGATGGTAGTTGTTTTGACAACTATTGTGTGTTAAAACTTAAACAACAAAAGGAGAATAACCATGTATGGTAAATCAAAAGGTAAAAGCAAATTAACAGCAAAGCAAAAAACTTTGCCAAAAAATTTGCAAAAAAAAATAATGAAATCTAAATCTAAAAAGAAAAAATAATGCCGGGTTATCACAAAACAAAATCTGGTAAGATGGCTAAAAAAGGTTTGTACTACAATATAAACAAACGTAAGAAAGCTGGTACAAGTAGAACTAAAAAGAAATCTACTATTACAAAGAAAGCTTACAAGTCTATGTTGTCTGGATTTAAGAAATAGTTTCTTTTAAATCTTGGTATTCTTGCCAAATGCTTTGACCAGCATCCCAAAATCTTCGCTTGTGTTTTTTCATTTCTATTGAATGTAAAACTGTGGTATGATCCTGTCCGAAATATCTACCTATATCTGTAAGGTTTAAGTTATATTTTTCATACAACATATTGTGAATAATGTTTCTTGCTCTAACTATATCTTGTGTTCTAACCTTACCCAATAAACTTTTTTTGTGTACCTCATAACGAACACAAACTCTATTAATAATACTGTCTACAATTCTTGTACTAGGCTTGGCAAATGAGTAACTAATAATTCTTCTTGGCTTATAAAACTCTGGACTTCTTTTTTTACAATGTATCTTTGCTAACTTGTAGCCATTCTTAAATGCGTTCTTATATATTTTTTTTTCTTTTTTTGACAAATCACGATAGTGTCCTGCTTTCATAGCAAGTTTTATTTCAGTAAATATTTTATTTTTAGTCATAGATCCCCTACGTTTTCCTTCAGTTTTTTTTAATAATTAACTAATGACTAAATAGATGTCATTAATCGTTTTCTTTTGTCTGCTCTATCTTCCAAAGCAATCTATAAGAATCTTTCTGATACTTATTTACTTTCTGCTTTGCTTCCAAGTACTTCTCGTGTTTCTTCGCTTGAAGATCCCTGTACTTTTGCAGACGAGTTTTTATCTCGTTCATCCTTATCCTTTTTTACTGTTGTAAAATCAATCCTCAAATTATCAATTTTACATTCTACGGGTTCTCCTTTATTGGACACATCCGCAGCTTTCTCAACATCATCAAAGAGTTCTGTCATTGTAAAATGACATTCCCCATTAATAATTCTTTTAAACTTTGTCATACTTTATCCTTTTTGGCAACCTCTTTTTTGTGTATCTCTTTAGTCATTTTATTGTACACACTCATGTCTAAATAGTTGTCTGCCTTAAAATTTTTTGTTGATCTATATAGCTTTAATCCCATCATTAATTGACCTACTTGATGAGGTTTAATTCTTGTTCTTAAATTACCTGCAAGTATTATGGTAAACATTTCTGCTAACATAATAAAGTTCTCTTGATAATTACCATAATCTTTTTGGCGATCATCAATAATTTTCTTCTCAATTTCTTGATCAATATCTGTAATTTTCTTGTCCATATTTTTTTGAGGTGTCTCGGGGAAGAAAACTACCGAAAGGGAACTAGAAAGAAAAACTCCCCCAAGACTAATACAAATTAATTAAAACTTGTATGATGGTTTATTACCATAACTAGGTTTATTTTGAAACCCCTTATTTTGTGGTGTTGATTTAGGTGTACCACTAGCACTATTAGGACTAATCTTAATAGTTAGTTTGCCAGTTAAGTTTCCTTGATCATCTTTTTCATCCCATCCTGCAGGATTATACCAAGCATCACCAATTTTTACACCTATGGTCCATTTCTTACCCTCTGGTGCGTTAGGATTTGCAGGTGCAACCCAATCTGGTTGATTATCTGCGTTCTTGTTTTCGTTTCTTACTAAGTTACACCATATTACTTCATCACTCATGTCTTTTCCTTTTGTTATCGTCAGCTTTTACTGACCATTATTTAATTGCAACTCTCTAGTATCAGCAACATCTTTTATTTGTTGATAAACTTTAGTGTTGTTTTTTATTAGATATTGAATGTGATTAGAATATTT